GATAATAGTATAGTTAAAGACCTTAAGGGTGCTTTCTCACCACTAGCGTCTTCTTCTACATCAGACCTTAAACAAGGTACTGCAAATGTAGAAACTGCAAAAAATAATAAAAGATCTGCTCAGGCACAAGTAGTTTCGGAAATGCAAAACTTGGCAGCATTACAAAACCAGCAAACTCAAGCAGTTGCTCAACAAAATATGGAGCAAGTTGCAGCAGCACAAAATGCTGCTAGGCAAAAGAAACCTCAAATAATTCCCACTGGAGGAGATACTAAAAAAGAACTGGTTGCTCAATTAAATTCTTTCAACAACCCTCTAAAGGTGTTTAGTTAATGGCTATTTTAAGAGACTCTGCAAACGACGTAAGTTTTTCCTTAAAATTAAGGAGAGATGGTAGTTTTGTAAAAAATGACAACGGTGCTAGCAACTTAGAAGATTTTGTGATGGCATGTAATATTCAAGAAGGTATTGATACGGCAGGTATTCAAGCTGAAATTGTTATTCAAGATAGTGCAGGATTGGTTAATACTCTTACTGGTAGTGAAGAATGGGTAGTGAGCATACAGACTGTACATGGTAATGCGGTATATTCATTATTTGCATATGCAATTGAAAGTAGAGCTAGAAACGGAAATTCTGAAGCATATATTGTTAAGTGTGTTAGTTTTGAATTTTTAAGAAATGAAATTACTAATATATTTGGTGCATCTACTAAAATATTTGAAAATAAAGAGACCTCTAAAGGTATTGTTACGGACATTCTTAAAAAAACACTTGAGTCCCCAAAGAAAAGATTTATTGAAGATTCTGCAAATACGCATAATTTTATCGCTACAAATTGGAGAGCATATGACACAATTTATTGGATAGCGCAGAGATCTGTTAGGACGGGCACTAATGGTAATGCTCAAAATGGTTTTCTATTTTGGGAAAATTTAATGGGATTTCACTTTAAATCTGTAGATAAGATTATTGATGATGTGAAGGAGCAAAATTATGATACTAAATCCAATGTAACTAAAGGTAAGGCAAAAATATATGAATATAGTTATGAGCCAAAAAGAAATGGTAGTGAAGGTTCGGATGACTTAAAGATTGAAAGTATTAGTTTTCCAAATGAAAGAAATTGGTTAGTTGGATTGAGAAATGGTGCTTGGTCTGGTCATAGTGTTGGACTAGATCCTACTGTAGTCCCCAATTCAAAAATTTCTCCAGAAAATAGGACTTCTGATGTGCAATATCAATATTCAATCAGTGACACTTGGAAGAAAATGTCTCACCTTAAAGGATCAAATCCTGTAGAAAGTTTTACGGATGATATTAAAAACATGGTCTTGACTCCAAAAAGAATCCGGTATAGTTTTCTACCAAATAGAATTTTTGATACAGGTGAAGGAGATAGCAAACAATATAATGAGATTCCTGAATTGCAGGCATATCAACATTTAAGAATGGAATCTTTTAAAAATGTGCAACTCCTGATCAATGTCCCTGGAAATGTAGATTTGTATTCAGGATATGGAATTGATGTTAAGATACCTTCAACTAAACCAAAAAATGATAAAATTCCTGTGGATAGAAAATATAGTGGACGATATGTAATTGCTGGACTTCGACATAAGTTTGATGGAAAGCATCTATCTACCGAATTATTGCTATACAGAGACTCTCTTCCCAAAAATACTAAATAACCCCGAGGATTAATTTTTACATGGACAGCATCGAAAAACACATCGAAAAGGATAAAGAAATCCTTGACAACCCTATGATCTCACCCAATCAACGTCGCCACATTGAGGGTGAGTTGCACGAATTGGAAGATTATGTGGAGCATCATAAGAAAGAGATTGAGGAAGGAGATCATCACGATCCCTCACCACTAGAATTGTATTGTGACACAAACCCATCAGAACCAGAATGTTTGGTATATGAGGACTAATTTTGAATCATACCTTTTAGGTCTATATGATAATAAATCACAAGCACAATCTCATCCTACAGAATTCTCGCAAATTTGTCTTTTGTGGGAGAAGATTGTGGACGGATATGAATCCAGACACTATTACAGAAGAAAAGGACCAGGAAATCCATATCGACATCGCTACCATAAAATTGTAGAAATAACAAATACTGAAGTTTTAGTAGAAAATTATTCTTTAAACTGGACAAGACAAGAAGGATGTGATATGATATTCACATTCAAAGATAGTGCTTGGCATGGTAAATTAAAAAATCCTGGTCAATGTATTGTTAGGGAAAATACTACTGTTATATCTGAAATACATCTAACTAGGGACGGTATAGATAGTAGAGATCAAGGTTACAATACTGAAGGCGACAAGGTTTTTGGAGGTACTTCGATGTATAAATTTAAACGAGCGTGAATAACTGAATAGCATTATGGAATTTCCAATTTTTCAAGTCAATTTAAGTCATTACTCTATTAGAGATTGGGAAACCAAAAAGAAACCTCTTATGGATAAAATACCTAAGCAGGAAGAATATACGGATTTCATGTCATATCGAAGGGATATTGAAGTCCCTCCATATTTAAATGAATTGAGTGAATGTGTTGCAGAGGAGATTGCAGACTTTGGTCAATCATATCCATGTCCAATTGTAATTACAAATGCATGGGTTGAAAATGCCAAACAATATGATTATCACAATGTCCACCAACATGGACCTACAGGTTATTCTGCTGTATTATATGTAAAGTTTGACTCTTCATGTCATGAAGCAACCAAATTTTATTCTCCATTTCATGATCCAGCAACAGGAGATTTATTGGAGTATCAACCCTTTGTTAAAGAAGGCGACCTAGTTGTGTTTCCTTCATTTCTTTTACATGAAGGACCAATGAATAAGAGCACTAAAGAAAGAATGATTGTTTCATTTAATATAATGGGGGAAGATTCATACAAAGCATACACTGCTGGTTATCAAAGATAAATAAATTTACCCAAGGTTTTTAATCAATGGCTATTGACGGAATTATTAATGAGCAGAATACAAACTTCGTGGGGAAGGATGGATTCTATTGGTGGGTAGGTGAAGTTGAAGACAACGAAGATCCTTTAAATGTTGGTAGAGTAAAAGTAAGGGTATTGAATTACTATACAAACCCTTTAGGTGATAGTAACTCAAGTCTACCTACAAAAGAATTGCCTTGGGCAACAGTGCTGCAAAGTACTGACCAGGCAGGAAATGATGGTCAGGGAGAATCTTCAGGTCAATTGCAACCTGGTGCTATCACTATGGGATTTTTCCTTGATGGTGAAAGTGCTCAGATGCCTGTTGTTATGGGTGTTTTACGCACAAGAAAAGGTGAGCGTGATGTAGATAAAAATCATCTTCTTACCGGACAACCCATAAAAGAAGGTGTGGCACCAAATGCATCGAAGATGCCACCAGGATCCGCTAATACTATTAGTCCTATTAACTCAGATCCTGTAGATAACAATAGTGTTGTTATTCCTAATAATGGTACTATTCCTGGTTCTGGTGGATCACCGTCAGGTGTTGGTAATGCACCTGGTATCAGCGGATCATCTACTAATAGTCAAAAACCAACAACTCCATCTAAACCAATTCCCGCAGCATCGGGGGTTGGGGGACCATTTAAGATGGTTGAATATAAGTTGACTTATCTTATGGAAGATATTGCTGCTACTGCGGGTAATTTAACTAAAACGTCAGACGGTAATTTTCTTGATGTAATTGAAAATAAAGTTGTAACTCTAGATAAGTTATTATCACGATCTAAGAATTTTTTAAGTGCTGTATTTGCACAGATTATCTCGGCACTTAGACAGCAGTTGGATGAAGTTGCTCAACAACTTACCAGTGCTGGTGGATTTATTGCCTCGTTTACTGGTATACCAACTGCAACATTCTTAGCAGTTGAAACCGCAATTTCTATGATCCTTCAACAAATTTGTGTCCTTGATCAGTCATTGCTGAGTTATATTCAAAGTTGTTTAGACATAATCACCGGTACTGTTGAGAGTATTATTAATGGTGTAATTGACCAA